TGCCGCCATTAAATTGTGTTGCTTTTTAGAGACACTAGGCATTTATTTTCCCCTGAATAAGCTGGTCAATTTTGCTTTCAAGTTTATTAAAGCGCTGGTCAATGTGTTGCATAATGCGATCAACTTCTGCTTGAGTGACGTTATCACGAGCCACCTCCTCACGAGTTTTGTTTAATAAGATTCCTAAACGAGACAATTCAGCGGATTTTTCTTTAGCCCAAAAACCCACAATAACCCCCGCTAGTGAAAGTACTGCATTCCATAAAAGTAACATCTCTTGGCTCATACCATTTTGCCTTTGGTCTTGCCACGGATTTCGCATCCGCCACCACGGACAGAGCCGCCTTCTTTGCAGTTCCATGCCCGTAAGGATTTATTAATCCGTGAGTTTGGATCATTGGCTGTTTTAGCTGAAGTGAGCTTCTTTTTCATACCCTTCATACGGGCGCAGAAAGAATCACGTCTAGAGCCACCCTCTGGTTGTGGACGCTTGAGTCCAGGCTTACCCGGATTGGCTGCGTTATAAGAAGCACGTCCTTTGGCGTTTAATCCACCTTTCTCGGACTTGCCTTCTTTTCTTTGCCAAGCCGGTGTCTTAGCCATAAAAGACCGTAACGCTAGCTATGTTAGTCAACGTTGCGTAGATGTCGGTCGTGAATCGAACACCTTCGCCAGGAACTAATGTGTAAAAGGAATTGGGGTTTGAGTTAGCAGGGATGTCTATCTCAATCAAAGTTGTCCCGCTTGATCCGCCATTTTTCAATAACAGCGTACCAGCAGCACTTGCCGTAGCGCAGATTGAAAATCCTTTTACACGAGCAGGCGCAGCATAAACGGTTCCAGATGCGTTTAGATGCGCCGACTTAACGTCATATTGCATTGCCATGACGCACTCCTAATTAGGCTGCGGTCGTGATAGCAGTCCAAGTCGTAGCACCGTCCGTATTGATGTAGGCGCGAGTACTGGTCGAAGACCCATCAGTGCGGAGATAAAGCGACCCTTGAGCTGCCGACACCGTTGGCGCGCCAGACCCAAAATAAATACCAAGGTTAGCGGTGGAAGTTGCTAAGAATGCTGAAGCGCCACCAGCAACAGGTGCAGTGCCACTATCTGCCGTTACATTGCCGGTAACAGTGATCGTGTTTCCAATTGTAGATACAGTCGTTACAGCACCCGTAGTACTGTTCTTGGTAATAACCTCAAAGCCACCCTCTGATCTTACTGGGCCGGTAAAGGTTGTATTAGCCATTAGATCCTCACATGCGATAGCGGTGTATTAGTCTGCATGTCGTCAGCCGGGACTGTCTAATACACCGGATAACCCCGGAATAGTATGGTTTTATCAGTTTATAGGAGTGGTGTCAATCAACTTATTAGACTTCAAAAGGTTCTCTTGCTGAGGGATAACTCGCAAGTTCCAAGGTACATGAAGACCACATACATGTTCAGATCTCAGCGGAACAATATGGTCTACAACATATTGTTCGCCAGTGGTCTTACTCATGGTTATAGCTATCTGATATATCTGCCGAATCTCAGACTTTTGCTTTCTGCTTAACCACTTTGGTGTTGCTAGTCGGTGTTTTCGACGACGTGATTTTGTATCTGCGCGAACCCATACAACGTTTCTTTCTTTCCATGTCTTTTGATACACACGTTTGACTTCGAGTGGACGTGTAGCAGCAGCTTGAATAACCTGCTCACGATTAACTTCATACCATGCATTTTTTCGTTCTTTTACATCTTCTCTTTTATTGTACTCCCGGAAGTAATTAACGCGTTTTTCTGCCGCTTCTTGCCATTCAACCTTCAAACATTCAACGCATGAACCCTTTGTTTTGCGTGGTGCTATGTGACCATGCTTGCAAGGCTCGCCTGTGAAGTAATACTTGACCCCTAACTCTTGGGCTTCTTTGCGGGTTTTTGGTAACTGTGTGGTATCCATTTTCTCTCCTGTGACTTAGTAACAGGTAATGTACCACAAATGTTTACAGAAACAAAAAACCCCGCCGGAGCGGGGTTCTCTGCGCTAAGTGCTTGATTTACATCAAGCTCCAGGGCTTCCGAAGATACCAAGCGGATCCGAGACCCCGAAGGAATAACGTTCGCGACTTTTGTATCTTACGTTTCCGGTGTCGAAGTCTCCATCCATTGACGTACTCAACGGTGTCCGCACGAAGTGCTTCAGTCCGTTAGGAACATCGGTGGTGAGGAACCAGGCGTTGGTGTCAGTCAAGAAGTGATTGACTGTATAGCCTTCAGGGATTGAACCCATCATCTTCAGTGCATTCACATCGTTGTCTGCTGTAGCCACACGAAGCTCGGTTTGCAGCAAGCGGGTTGCTGTAAACATGAGATTCGGGGGGACTACCAACTTGCGTGGCTTGGCTGCGATCAACAGGCCACGTTCATCCGTCCAGCCTGCGATTTGAATCACGGCGTTTTCCAACGACGTTTCATTCAAGTCAGCAGCGGTAGACGGCGTGTTGCTGTTGGTGCCACCAGAGATGAGGGGATGAGCCGTTGAGAACAAAGGCTGGCCGTCACCGTAGGTAACGACGGAGTTAAAGCCGTTGTTCAGAACTGCCGCTGCCTTCACCTGTTTGGTGTAAGCCATGGCACGAGCCAGTGCTTTGGTGTAACGAGACGACAGGCTGTCGTACAGGTTATCTTCCACGGCCTCTTCAGTAATTGAAAAGCCCATAGCAATGGTTTCGTGGTTGTACCTTGCGGTCCATGCTTCTTGTGCGTTGTCATAAGCAATCGCACTGCCTTCCGGTTTCACCGGTGCGGCACTGAAGCCAGACAGCTTGGTTTCCTCTTCAAAAGAACGTTCAGAAGATTCAGTTTCGTAAATCTCCTTATGCTCTTCACCATAACGAGCATACTCCAGACCGAACAAAGCGTTCAGGCCGGGGAGAAGCTCTTTCAGTAGTTGTGCGCGTGAAATAGCCATTTAAATATCCCCTTAAACGCCAGTTGCGAACTGGTAGCTGTGGTAGCCCTGGTTCCACTTAACGAGGACTTCAGGATAACCAACAAAGGTTACCGTCGATCCAGACGCTAATGTGATTGCCGAAGCTAGGGTCACCGTCGTGCTGTTAACGTTCGTGACGTAGTTGTATGAACCACTACGGAACGCACCAGCCGTTGCTGCCGGAGCAATGACTTGCATACCTGCTTGCAAACCAGTTACTGCTGCTGCCAACGTGAGGGTGGTCGAAGAACCCGAAGTGCCACCTGTACCCGTTAAGGTATAAGCGGTTTCAGGAACCAGCGAGACGATACGGAAAGGAAGCGCTGTCGTAACACGCTTATTACCACGTCCGTTTGTTGGGTTGTCTGCTGAAACGGCCATGGCTGAATTACCCGTGACTGAACTACCAGCAGTGCCAGTAACTGCATACACGTTAGTACCAACCAAACCAGTCGAAGCATAACCAATCGTTGTTTCTGTGTTAGACACAGAACTAGATTGACCAACCATGGCAACCTTAAAGACCGCCGAAGGATCATCCACAACATAAGCTACTGCATCATTAGCTGCGGTTGAGGCAGGCCAATACTGTGCAAACAGCTTTTGTCCAGTGGAAGGATTGGTGTATGAGCAACCTACAAATACCCCAATCTGACCGGCGCGAGCCGTCGTTGTGGTAGATGCAGTCATACCCGTGATGTTGATTGCACCACCCGCAAGCTCAACCAGATCACCATTGAAGATGCTCGTGGAATAAGCGTAAGGGATGGGAATCTGCCGAGTTGCTCCAGCATAGGGCAGGCCGTTTAGTTCGTTAACCGGCACAAAACCAAATGCGGAGCTGACAGTGGGATAAGCCATCTCTAACTCCTAAGTTTAAGAAGATCCACGTCCGAAAGTGACTTTACTTTGCCGATCCTTAAACAACGGCATTCTTGAATCATTTTCTCGCATGAAATTATTGTCTACAGATTGCATCTGAGCATCAGTTTGTTTCTGATAAAACTCATTGCGCTGACCGACCATTTCTGAAGGTGTTTTGCAAAGCAATAGACCACCGATCTCAATGCTGTCTGGAAACCGCGAGGTTTGACCAGCCATCATCTGAATCTCAGGATGCATCGAAGCTTTAACAGGTTCCCAGCCTTCACGTAACTTGGAAGAAATATGACGTGGATCAGCTTCACCCAAAGTACTTATACGAATCCAGCGAAAGTTATAACCAGGCTCCGGTGTCGGATCAGGCAATAACTGCGGCGGCATCCACTGCTTCGGACGTTCAACCGTTTCTCTTGACTCGCGTTGACCTCGTTCTTGCTTTTCCATCTCAATTCCTTTGTAGTTTTGCCACTTCGCGTGCATATACCTCAAGAGGTATCTTGTAGCGATTAGCATAATCAACCTGTTTCTGTGTCAGCTTTACCTTTTTAGGGGCTGTGCTGCGCGTAGCAGGTGCCACATTTGACTTAACTGAACGCTGAACTCTTTCAGGTGGTTCCTCGGCGTCAAAGTATTCCGGGAACACTTGTCTCATACGAGTATTTAGTTTCTCGTAGTACTCATCAGACGATGCATCGACGCCTTGCTTAATGAGCTTGGAGTGATACGCCAAGACAAACCCAGTCATTTCATCGTCTGAGCCAAACCAGGGATTATCCTTTTTCCATGATTCGGCTTTAGGATCAACCCTTGGTGCCTCAATATGTACTTCTTTTTCCGGCTCTTGTCTAGTAGGCCTAAAATTATTAACTCGTTCCAGCTTTATTTTGGCTGAAGTTAACTCTTCTTGGGCCGAAACTAAACGGTCACTGTCGCCAGATTCATACGCTTCTTTGTATTTCCTCTTTGCTTCTTCTAATTCACTACTAACCGTTTTCTTAGCCTGCTCAAGTAATGCCTGCTGCCCTTCCGATAAAGAACTCTTAAGTTTTTTGTTCTCTTCGGCAATGGCTTGGGCTACACGAAACGCTTCTTCCTTTGCTCGCTCCGCTTCTTCAGCACGACTCTTTTCTGTTTTGTATCCTTTATATAGATGATCAATCCGTTGCTTTACTCTATCGCTGTATTCTTTTT